CGTCGTCGGAATCGCAGTCCCCTACGACGTCGAGCAACGCATCTCGGCAGGCCTCGTAGAAGTCTTCCGAAAAGGCGTCTTCCGTGACGTCACCCGGGCCGCGAACCGGGTCAAACTTCTCTTCCAACATAAGACCGACGCACCGATCGGACGAGCAGTCATGCTCGAAGAACGAGACGGCGGACTCTACGGAGAGTTCCGAATCTCAAAGACCGAAGCCGGAGACGAAGCTCTCGAGCTCATTCGGGACGGAGTGCTCACGAACCTCTCCGTCGGATTCCAACCGCTCAAAGATGAGAAACGCAACGGAGTAGTGAACCGGATCAAGGCTCACCTCGCCGAAGTCTCGCTCGTCACATTCGGCGCCTACGGAGACGCCGCGAACATCGTCGCAGTACGCCAAGAGATCGAGAAACCTAACCTCGCCTCCATCGAAGCGATCGTCGCAAAGGTTCGCAAATGATCTCGAAGAGCTACTCGATCACGAGCACCAGACAGATCGTCGTCGCAAAAGACGACAAACCGCGCGACGTCTACCTACAAATCGTAGGGAACTCGATCGTCTACGTCGGCGGCTCAGACGTCACCTCATCACTCGGCGTACCCTACGAAAAACACTCCTCGCCGCATACCGTGTTCGTTCCAACGAACGAAACGATCTACGCAGTGTGCGCCGATGGCGTCACGGAGACGCTCCGAGTTCTCACTCCCGACCTCGACTAGTCGCCTATGCCGTGGCACATCGAGACGAATAACAGTCAGTGCGCCTCCGGCTATGCAGTCGTCAAAGATGACGACGGCTCCGTCGAAGGATGTCATCGGACTCGACGCGAAGCACTCGCACAACTCGCCGCCCTCAACATCGCCGAAGCAGAACGCGGCTCCGAAGAACGGCAGGAAGGTTACGCTCCGAACGATGGCATGATCGCCGAAGCTCGACGCGGCCTCGACTGGCGTCAAACATACGGACGCGGAGGAACCGAAGTCGGAGTCGCCCGAGCTCGAGACATCATCAACCGAAGGAACCTCTCAAGGACGACCGTCGGACGAATGGCTTCCTACTTCGCACGTCACGAGATCGACAAAGAGGGCGAAGGCTTCCGTCCCGGCGAACCCGGCTATCCATCAGCCGGTCGGATCGCGTGGGCGCTATGGGGCGGCGACCCCGGTAAGGCGTGGGCGAACGCCATCCTCCGAGAGTTCCGCACGTTGACGAACCCGACAGACGTCCGCTAGTCTCTACTCAACCGCACCCTCGGCCACGAAGAGCGCACCTCCCGCAAGGGACACCCGCCACGGTGAGCAGCGAGCACCCGGAGAGCAACATCAGCAACTATTCCCACAAAAGGACTCCAACCGTGAACTCATTCCTCAGCCGCCTCCACGAGCAGCGCTCGCAGAAGGCCGACCTCATCGACGCAACTCTGAACCGCGCAGCGGAAGAGAACCGCGACATCTCAGAAGTCGAAACCTCGAACGTCGCCGCCCTCGCCAAAGAGATCGAGAAGCTCGACGAGCGCATCGCCCAAGTGACAGACATCGAAACCCGCAAGGCCGCAGCAGCCGAACTCGCCCGCAAGGTCGACGGCTCCAAGTCGGAAACCCGCGCAGCAGCACCCGCCCGGGTGACCCGCGAAGAGCGCACCTACCGCCCAGAAGGTGACTTCTCGTTCGTGCGTGACGCCTTCGCCGCTCAAGTGCTCGGCGACTTCGACGCCCGCGAGCGCATCGCCCGCCACCAGCAAGAAGAGCGCATCGAGAAGCGCGACGTCGGCACCGCCCAGTTCGCCGGACTCGTCGTTCCTCAGTTCCTCACCGACCTTGCAGCACCATTTGCCCGCGCCGGTCGCCCATTCATGGACGCCTCGCGTAAGCACGTTCTCCCCGGTGCAGGCCTCACCCTCTCGATCTCGAAGGTGACGACCGGCTCCGCGGTAGCAGTGCAGACCGAAGGCTCCGCAGTGCAGGAAACGAACATGGACGACACGAAGCTCGACGTCTCCGTCGTGACTGTCGCCGGTCAGCAGAACGTCAGCCGTCAAGCGCTCGAGCGTGGAACCGGCATCGACTCCCTCGTCATGGCCGACCTCGTCAGCGCGTATCACACGCAGCTCGACGCGCTCAACGTCACGACCTCGGCAACCTCACTGACGAACACGATCACGCAAGTGATTACCTACACGGATGCAAGCCCAACCGTGGCCGAGCTCTACCCGAAGATTCTGGACGGCGTACAGCGCATCCAGACGAACTACTTCGGTGGCCCGAACTTCATCCTCATGCACCCACGCCGACTGGCCTACATCCTCGCCGCGACGGACACCGCAGGACGCCCACTCGCCCTGCCAACCGTGAACGGCCCGCAGAACGCCATCGGCGTAGGTAACGGCTCAGTCGTCTACGGCAACAGCGGCTACTCGATCGCCGGACTCCCGGTCATCACCGACGCCAACGTCATCACGACAAACGGCACCGGCGCGAACGAGGACGTCATCATCATCGGCAACACCCAAGAGTCGCACCTCTGGGAAACTGCCGGCGGCGCTCCGTTCATGCTCCGCTTCGAGGATGTCAAGTCCGCAGAGCTGGAAGTGAAGATGGTCGTCTACGGATACAGCGCTTACACAGCGAACCGCTATCCGAACGCCTTCGCCCTCATCGGCGGAACTGGCCTCGTCACCCCAACGTTCTAACTCGAAGGCCTCGCGGAAGGCTCGGATCGGTAGCGGCATGATCCGAGTCTCCGCAGGCTTCCGGGCTGGACGGACGACGACTAAAGCGTCGTCCCGGCTGGGCATCCCAGACGCTCCGTTCGCCTCCTTACGTCCGAGCATCGAGGATGATCCGCTTCCTAGCCGGGACGATTCATCTCCCAAAAAGCGGAAGAGAAAGAAGTCCTAGACATGGCGATTACGAACGGCTATACGACACTCGCCGCGTTTCAGGCATACGCCAACATGAGCACCGTCACGGCAGACGAGACGGCGACCATCGAGAAGGCGATCGAAGCCGCATCGCGCACGATCGACCGGATCGCTAATCGACGCTTCTGGATGGATGCGAACGCGACCGCCCGCCTCTATCGAACGACGGACTTCTACACGCTCTTCGTCGATGACATCGGCTCGACGAGCGGACTACAAGTCGCCTTCGACGCCACCGGCAACGGCAACTACACGGACGTACAAGTCCTGAACACTGACTACATTCTCGACCCGGTCACCGCACCCCAGCAGCAACGCCCATACACGCAGATCACTATGGTCGGCGCCGATCTCTTCCCTCTACCGATCTCACGACGCCCTCAAGTCCAAGTCACCGCGAAGTTCGGATGGTATAACGGCACACCGCCCGACGACGTCGTCGAAGCCTGCCTAATCCTCTCAGCCGACTACGTCAAGAGAGCCTCATCGGTAGGCGGAGTGCTCGGCCTCTCAGAACTCGGAGCTATCCGAATGAGTCCCCTCGGGCGAGACATCTCGGCGATCGTCCGGGCGTACCGTCGCGAGGTCGTCGCGTGACACCGTCAACAGTCCGCGACAAGATGAAACTCGCGCTCAACATCACCGGACTGCGCGTCTACGACACGATTCCCGAGAATGTCGTCCCACCGGCGGCAGTGATTGGGAATCTGACGATGGACTGGGACTTAGTTATGAAACGCGGAGCCGATACCGCGAACCTCGACATCACCGTTATCGCCGGACGGATGAGCGACCGCGCCGCACAAGATTACCTCGACGGACTTCTCACCGCCACCGGGAACACTTCCATCAAAACGAAAATCGAAGCCGATCAGACGCTCGGCGGCTCCGTCTCCTCGATTAGATGCCTACGCGCCTCCCCGCTCTCCGTCACCGTCTCAGGCGTCGAGATGCTCGCGTACCGCTTCGAGGTAGTGTGCTACGGATGACAAAGTACCGCGTGACAAGTCGACGCCTCTACGGATTCGCCGACGGTGACATCGTCTCGGCAGAAGGCTTACAGCTCTGCGGCATCGACCTCGACCGGGCAAGAGCGAAGAATCTCATCGCAGAAATCGGCTACGATGAACCCCGCAAGCACAAAGGCGCCCGGAAGGACGCCTCCGATACAGACAAGGACTAGACTCACCTCATGCCTACAGCAACATTCCTCGGAGCCGCCTCCGTCTTCACGGTGGACTCGGT